TTCTTGATGATGTCATCAAAGCCGTGGTCCCTGAGCCATTGATAGGCTTCAGCACGACGCGCTTCAGAAATACTGGCACTGTAGAACGGTTTCACATCAATAGAAGAACCGTCTTCCATCTTAAATGACTTCATCCCCATACCTGCAAGTGCTTCAGGGATAACTTCTTCAACCAGTTTACGTAGCTGGTCTTTACGCTCTTTGACTACGGACTCCATTTCTTCCACTTCTTTCTCAAGTAGCTTGGCACGTTTAGCAAGGCCCGCGATACTTACGATATCGTCATCGGCTACCTTGAGTGCATCAGCATCCTGTTCAAACATGCTATTCATCGTCATAACTGTCTCCTTTCTGGGGGTTTAGATCAACTTGTATGGGGATATAACGCTTTTCATGCCTATCCCACTTCAGGCATTTATACCGTCCATTGTTTTTAGCTGCTGCAATACAACTGACTATACCTATGGCAGTTGGATCACCAATGAAGAGTAGATAATCATTATCATCAAAAAGTTCTAACTTTCTTTTTATACGCCTAACTGTGGGCGCAACTGAAAAAGCAACCTGCGCATTGGGTGGCAAGATTGTTTCAATTGTTCCGAAGTCTAACGCAGATGTAATGTTGTGTTGTCCGGTCTCGGACACAACGTAAACTACTGGCATTACTTTCTCCTTTCTCTGTATGAAATTGAAGAGTATATTAGCTCAGGACTTGTTGCAAGTCTAAATTCATACAGGAGATACACATGGTAGACATGTTCATAAAAAACTATCCGTACAAGAATAAGCCTTTTGTGCATCAACAAAAGTATTTAACTGACTACTGGAAGAAGCAAAACGTAGCACTGTTTGCCGACATGGGGACAGGCAAAAGTTTTATGGTTATCAACAACATAGCCATGTTATACGACAATGGTCATGTTAACGCTGCACTCATCATTGCCCCCAAAGGCGTCTATCGAAATTGGATAGAGTCTGAAATACCTAAACACATGCCTGAACATGTTGTCCACAGAATGGCCTTGTGGAGTCCTACCCCGCGTAAAGTTGAACTCCAGTCAATGGATTCATTGTTTGAGGTTACGGAGGACTTGAAAATCCTCATCATGAATATTGAAGCGTTATCCACTGAGAAAGGGATGAAATACGCGCAAAGGTTCCTGATGTACCACAAAGCCTTTATGGTGATTGATGAAAGCACCACGATAAAAACACCCAGCGCGCGTAGAGCGAAAAACGCTGTAAAAATAGGCAAATTAGCAAAATACCGTCGCATCATGACAGGTTCTCCCGTCACGAAAAGTCCGTTGGATTTATTTCAGCAATGCGATTTCTTGTCACCGGATTGTTTACAAACATCCAGCTTCTATTCTTTCCGTGCACGCTACGCTATTACGGTCCAACGCACGATGGGCGCACACTCGTTTCAGAAAGTAATCGGCTATCAACGTCTGGATGAGCTACAGGAAAAGCTCAGTACCTTTGCTTATCGTGTGACTAAAGAGGAATGTTTAGATTTGCCACCAAAGACCTACATCAAGCGGGAAGTGGAGCTGACACCTGAACAAATACGCGTTTACAACGAAATGAAAGTAATGGCACTGGCCTCATTCAAAGAGGGCATGACCACTACCATTAACGCGTTGACACAACTACTACGCCTACACCAGATTGTTTGTGGCCACACTAAATTGGATGATGGCACTGTCCTTGAGATACCTAACAATCGTATAACGGAGCTGCTGTCCGTGATCGAAGAGTCATCAGGCAAAATCATCATCTGGGCCAACTATAGGCATGACATTGAAGCAATAAAGCTCGCGCTCCAAAAGGAGTACGGCATGAACTCTGTTGCTACGTATTACGGAGACACTGAAGCAGGCGTGCGACAACAGATCGTCACTGACTTCCAAGACATGGATAATGACCTACGGTTCTTTGTGGGCAATCCACGTACTGGGGGCTACGGCTTAACGCTGACCGCTGCTAATATTGTCGTTTACTACAGCAATAGTTTTGATTTGGAGGTGAGGTTGCAGTCAGAAGATCGTGCCCACCGCATCGGACAAACGAAAAGCGTAACGTATATTGACCTGATGTCGCCTAAAACAGTAGATGAGAAGATCGTTAAAGCGTTACGCGGCAAGATCAATATAGCGGATCAGGTAATGGGTGAGGAGGATTTACGCGCATGGTTGATTTAATTCCTATACGCAAGTTGTACAAATATGAAAGCTTACAACGTATAGATCACCCTGATGGAAGGAAATACGTGTATGGGGACCAGCGCCTGCCCAGCGTTACTACCATCCTGTCTGCTACTAAGGACAAGTCGGGCCTTGAAGCGTGGGCCGCGAAGGTGGGCGCAGAGAACGCGGAGAAGATAAAGAATACCGCTGCCAACATTGGCACCCACATGCACTCGGTTATTGAACGAATGATCGCGTACCGGGATTTGCCACGTCCTACAAACTGGGAGATGACGAAGGGCTATGAGATGGGCTACAGGCTCATCAACACGTTCTTTCAGAACATTGACGAGATCTGGGGATCAGAAGTGGCGTTGTACTACCCAGAGAAGTACGCAGGAACCACTGACTTAGTGGGCGTGTACCGAGGTAAGCCTGCCATCATCGACTTTAAGCAGAGCAATAAGCCTAAGAAGAAGGAGTGGATTAATGACTACTTCCATCAGTTGGCCGCGTATGCCTTAGCACACGACATTGTTCACGGTACATGTATTGAATATGGCGTAGTACTCATGGCCGTCCAAGACGGGACGACCATGGAGTATTCAAGTGTTAGTCAGGAATTCGCGCGCTACAAGAGAGAATGGTTGCAACGCGTAGAAACCTATCATGCCATGTCGAGTGGGAAGAGCTGACGATAAAGGTCCTTGCTACTCGGCCCAGCAGACGCCTGTGGTGGTGGGCCACCCGTAGGAGCAGCAGCCGGTGACTCAGGGGGAGTGTTTATCCCCCTTGTACTAGGAGCAGCAGCCGGTGGCGTTTTGCGAGGAGGCATCCTATTTACACGCGGGCCAAAACCACTGGAAGGTTCTTCTTCATACATTGGCGGATTTTCAGGATCAAACTCGGCGTAGTTCTTGGCTGCAGTTATGCCGTATTTATGGAGAATGATTTGCAGACTTAATGCTTGTTTTGCATCTTTAGGTCTACTCAAAAGTGCCTTAAACAGCTCAGGATCTTGAGTAGATTTCTCCAACACGTCCTGTAACAAGAACTGTGGGCTATCTAGAAAACTACCCCGCAGGAATTTCCCCGCAGCAGATGAGGCAATCAGGCTGCTTACCCCTTTTGGTGCAAGAGCAGTACCTAAATGAGAACCAACGATGGAGAAAGCTAGCTCTGTCATTCCATCTGCATCTTGCATCAATTTTCCTAAAGCAGTGGGATCTTGCATTGCATTGGTAACACGTTGCATAGCATTGACAATATCGCGAGTACGACCAATTTCAGGAGCATTAGCAATCCCATTACGGGACATTAACTGCATGACAGAAGGTTGGCCCTTGGATAACGGCTGGAAAAGCGCTTGTTGAAACTTATTAGCATCAAATATTGTTCCATCCGATGAGACGGCTTTGTTATAAGCATATTCAAAGACGGATGATTTAAGCCCATCGACAGCGTCAGGACCTCCCTTCTTAGCTAGATTGACTAGCTTCTGCATATTGCGGATAGGGTTTTTAGTAGGGTCCAACATATTGGCTACGGCTTGCGTAGGGTTCTCCACAGCCAGCACTTTAGCAAAGGCTGATTGTTTGCCAACAGTTTTCATCAGTTCTGAATTGCGATCAGTGACATTTCGCAATGTTAATTCAGCAGTAGTTGCATCGCTGAGATCATTAAATAAGTTTAGCCGCTTAAGAAGGTTTTCATTTTCATTTACGAACTTAGTGAGCCGGAGTGGATCTACTCGTCCAGTAAGTGGATTGATACTACCCGATGCAGCAGACATCAAAAGTCGTGATTGTGCATCCCGTATAGAATTAACACGCGTCGCCGTGTTATCTGCAAGGGGTTTCAAAGCCAGTGCCTGTGGGCTATTAACACCAAACTGGTCAACTGCTTCTGAGTATTTAGTTGCAGAAAAGTTTACCGCCTCTTCCATATTTAGCATACGGCGGGCCGTCATGTCGCCACCACCCCTAAATACTTCATTTACCAGCATCTCGGGAGTGTATCGTTGTGCCCCGGTGGTAGTAGTAGAAGTCAGTTTATTGGCAAATGTACGTGTAAACGTATCATTGAGCGAACGCGAATATGCCCGTGCATTATCATATGCAGGCATCCCCAATGAATCCATATCGGTTAGCAATGATTCTCCCATTTGCCCATAGATAGAGGCCTCTGCGACATCTCCTTTAGCAGCAGCACTTCTTGCAAAATCCAGTAAGTCACTACGCGCTTTTATTAAATAGGAGACAGGGACAGTAGGAACAATATCCTCCCCATCTATTTTCAAATAGGTCTTGGGAACCTGTTTGGTATCTAGATATTCTTTGGTCAACTTACCCGTTGAATAACGTTCAATTGTTTCGGGGGTAACGCCGAATTCTGCCATGATGCTGCGTACTGCAGGAGGCAGGCCCTCTTTAAATCGTGCAGGAGTAAAGCGACTTGCCATCTCAAGGAAAGTCGTACCTGCATTTAGGGGTTGCACTTGACGGGGTGCTACCTTAGTGCGTTTTCCAGAAAGATTTGTCACAACAACAGAATCTCGCTCTGCTTGATCCCATAGTTGTCGCTCATAGGACCGAGCGTCGGAAAGAGCGTCTGCAACATGTACTTGCATGATATTGGCTGCTTTCATTTCTGCATCAGGATCATTTACGTTAATGCGTCTTGATGTAGTAGTAGCATCTAACTCTGCGGCTGTAAGCCTATTGGTCAACAGATCATTAAACTGTCCCGAACGCATCTGTGCCGCCTGACGTAATGCATCAGGAGTCCCGATATCGCTTAACTTTTGAATAAGAGATTGATATGCAGCTAATGCCCGTTTTCCTTGTGCATTAATTGCTTGTCCATAGTCAGCATTGCGTTTCAATAGGGTATTTTCCAAAGCACTAATGACAGGAGAACCTGTTATCTGTGCAACGGTTGGGGTTTCCGTAATAAGACGGGGATCATCCAGCAGTTTAACCAGCGCATCAGGGTCTTCCCCAGCTCTATCTAGAATGTCATAGAGCAAAGTTTGCGCTTTCTGTTGCTGGCTATTTAATATTATTCCTTTAATATTTTTAGCTTTGGTAAATAGACCTTTAGTGGAAGCAAGCCCTGTCACCAACAGCTTAGGGGGGAATAAAAACCCACCTACTATTTCGGCACCTAGCCGTGCACCCGGGGATTCAGGGTTGTAGTAAACCTGTGAGCCACCTAGTGCACCAGAGCTTAGTCCGGCTAATGTCTCACTTGTTATATTAAGCAAAGGAGCACTGCGAGCAAAAGTGCCCTGCTTTGATATAAAGCTGGAAACCTTACCAACATCCGCTTCCGCAAGCCGTCGTACTCTATCTAATTGAGCAGTATCTACAACGCCCGTACCCATTGCCTCTGCAACTGCTTTTTCGCCTGCTTGTTTTACTAGATTAGGAAGCCCAAAACTAAATGGAATCGTTGAAACAATACTTCCAGTTGTTTTCCCTGCTTCAGCATATGGCACGAGTCCAGACAGCAATGGCTCTTCCGCATACGGAGTAATTTCTGCAGCTTTTTTCTCTACATAGGGAGTGACAAATTTCTCTCCACCCAAATAGCCTAGTATTCCTCCACCTATAGCACCGACAATAGTGCCAACTGGAGGAAGAAATGCGCTACCTACGGCTGCGCCAGTCATCATTCCTGCGGTGGTAGGCAGTCCTTCTACTGCTGATTTTGCAACATTAGCTGCGAACACCTTCATTTGTGTATCTGCAGAAGGATCTTGAGCGCTTAGTGCATCCCATGCGGTTGGCGCAGTATCCGGGGCGCGCGGTGCTATAGCCATGGAAGAATCCGGTGGAACTAGTCTGTCCCATTCGGTTTCAGCGGGCTTAGTATCAGGAACACCTACTGTGGATTGTTTTGTAAGAACAGTCGTTAAAGGAATGGCCCCTTCATCTTTGTTATCTTGCGCCATAATAAGTGCCTATTCGATCAAGGGGTTTTTGGAAAGGGTATTGCTTTTACTTCCCCATTAAAGCTGAACAGAGTTCCGGGGGACGCAGTTTTTAAACGGGAGTCATCTTTGTTATAAATTCGAACAGGTGCGCCTAGTATTACCCTAACATTATTTAACATGGATAAAGTGGCTTGCGCATCACTAAGCCTCTCTGCATCGGCTCGCGTAATTTCATTTCGCGGTTTTCTATTAATAGTATTCAGCTCGGCTTGTGCCGCAAGCATTTTTTGTTCTAAGGCGGTATCCAACTGAAGTGCCCTTTGTTCAAATGCTTGTTTGTTATCTATAATATTAGGCAATATATCTACAAACTCCTCTATCTGCTTCCGTTCCTGTTGGGCATAAGTAGGACTATTCTGTAAAACGGCTGTAATAGCATTAGCTTGGTTACGGATATAAGTACGATTGTTAGCACTTTTTTGATCAAGCCCCTGCATAGCCCACGGCCCTACAAGCGGCAAACTTCCAACTGCGCTAGATATGGCTCCCATAGGACCAGTACCCCCTGCAGCGTTAAATATATTTGAAGCATTTTGATTAACATTGTAATTGTGCATTGACGGATTAAAGTTAGGAGCCATGGCATTGGGAGGTGCAATAGGAGCTGCACCAGTAGGTGCAATAGGAGCTGCACCAGTAGTTGCAATAGGAGCTGCACCAGTAGTTGCACCAGTAGTTGCACCAGTAGTTGCATTGGCAGTTGGTCCAGAAGGCATATTATCTTCTTCATTCTGATCAGTAGTATCACTTCCTGCAGTCAAAACATTTAATCCGGGGCTACCGTGTTTAGGCGATATAGTTCCCAATGACTTGCGTTTAGCCATGGCTTCCACTACAAAATCAGGAAGTTGCTTGTCAATAGTGCGCGTTATCTGCCTTCCTGTAGGGTCCAAGTAGGACTCCGTAGTTGGAATCATATATTGCGATACGGCACTTTCAAAAATACGATCCTGATCCTGACTAGTGGATCCAGAAGAATAAGCTGCTGCTCCATTCCTGAAAATATTAAGTATTCGTCCATTAAGTGAACTGCCAAAAGGGTTATCGGATCCGGGTTTCCCTTTGGCTATTCCCAATTGTATTTTCATTTTTTCATCAAGAAGCTTGGTGTTAGCCGCACGAATGCTATTGATGTCTTTCTCGCCTGCCTGCAATGCGGCCAAATTAATAGCCTGATCGTCTTTAGCCATCGCACTGACACGCGCGCCAATAGCTGCAGGAAGCGATGCGAATGCGCCTGCAAGACGAGCAGCCTGCGATCCACGCATTGCTTCGCCCCTGTCATTGACGTTGCCTGCGTAATTTAAGGCACGTTGACTGATGTCAAACAGCATCTGTGACTGCGTAGCACCCTTATCTTGCCCTAATAACGTCTTATAGATGGGGACGTATTCCGCCATTTTTTCTTGTAGCGTGGGAGTAGGCGTAGGAGGTTGCGCGAGATAGTTACGGGTATAGGTTCGCGCAGCCGTAATTTGCTCAGGCGTAAGGTTACTCCAGTCGTTGGAAGAAGTATCAGGGGATGGGGTCACGCCTTCTTCATCGGACCCGTCTTGAAAATGTTGCACATATCCACCACGGGCCATGCCCTGTGGTCCTTGGTCCATGGGCGGTGCGCCTTGGGGTAGGGATGCAATGCCCCCTCCAGCCGGAGGAGGCATCGGGGGCGCGCCATCTGATGGCGGGGCCATGCCGGGTGGGGGCATGTTCGCGGACGGTGCGCCCGGAGGGGGCATTGCAGAACCTTGGTCCATTCCACCGGCAGGCAAGGCAGCTATGCCTTGTTGCTTCAGTACAGGCTGTAGCAGCGCTAATACCTCAGGGGGAGTATTGGCGGCCGCGTTGTAACCAACCATATCGGCCAGTTCTTCAACGCGCGCATCCACGGAGCGCATGTCTCCGCGTAGATTATTCATCAGTATTTCAGGCGAATTGGGCTTACGGTCCATGGCTTTAGCCGCGCTATCCTCCTCTTCGCCACTTTCGTGCTCGGACGACCCATCGCTGCCCATGGCTCCAAGCATCTCGTCGAGACCATCATCCTTAAAGCCCTGCATGATACCAACGTTTTCATCGTCGCTTGGATCACGGAACATCTTCCGCTGAAGTACTTTTGATTTCATAAGGATTCCTTAGATTAGACCTGCTTTGGCAGCACCAGCACCTGCAGTGAGAGCACCAACACCCAGACCAGCAAATGTCTGTAAGGGACTCGCACTTGGAGCACTTTGTGATGTTAACGCCATCTGCGTAGTAGGTGCACCACGGAATATGTCAGACACGAAACCCAACTGCTGATAAGGGGCCATAGCTTCCTGTGTCTGAGTAGCGCGCATTGCATCAAGCTGGGCCTGTGCATTCTGCTGTTCTATGCCGCCAAGACCCATCAACAACTGTGTATCGGCTGCACCTAACTGCTGGTTTGACTGACCCAACGCACCGAATTGTACGCCTAATCCGCCGATGCCCTGACCCAATTGGCCCAGAGTACTGGCTTTAGACAGATCAACACCAGCCTGTTGCGCGGTTAGCCCGCCGATGCCCTGTCCTGCTGTACCAAGGGCCTGCGAGGAGGCTAATTGGCGTCCCTGTTGAGACTCAAAACCCTGCATTGCAGCCTGTTGTGCTTGGCCGTAATTCTGGGCGTAATCCTGCATGATGCGTTGCTGCATCAGGTCCTGTACGCCGCGTTCAGTTTCTGCACGCTGTACGCCTTCGCGTGTGCCACCAAACGCACCCGCACGAACAGCCTGTGCGGCAGCTCCCTGACGAGCAATATCTGCCTGACGACGCATTTCACCCAAAGCATTCTGGGTAACCTTTTGCTGGTACGGGTTCATGTACGAGGCCGCCATTGATGGGTCGTATGCCTGAGCTGATCCCAGCAATCCACCAATCCCCTGCGCCGCCACGTTTTGTGCAGCTTGGAAACTGGGTGCGGTTTCAATAGCCCCCGCAGAACGAGCGCCCGCTTGGGTGAGATCCATGCCCTGCGTAACGCCTTGGGACGCGGCCTGTATATACGGCTCCCACGCCCCTACGCCCTGTTTAGCAAAGTCAATACCCTGTTGCTGGGTCTGCGAAAGGCCCGCAGCTTCAACGGCTGGCGTAGTAAGGGGCTGGCCGTACAAACGACGCGCTTCGTCCATAAGTGCAAGCTTTTGCGCCTCAATCTCTGGCGCTTCGCGGACAACCTGTGAGGTATAAGTAGTACTATCAGCCATGTTGTTTCTCCAGATGTTTCATGAGGGCCAACATGCGTTTTGCACCAGCGCGCCGGGAACCTTTCCCAGCAGCACGGACCGCTTTCGCCGTAAAGACAAACTCCCCATCGGACAACATCGCCGGTACTTGGTCCGAGGTTCCCGTACCGGGGCCACTGATTGGACCGTTTTTGCGAGGATAGTGTATTGCTCCCCCTGTTGCCGAGCGAACCGGTTCTTGAACTGGAGCACGGTACATTGACATATAGGGATTGTAGGCGGAGGTAACGCGTGTGCCACCGAAATTTAGCTGTAGTTCAGGGTGTTGCGCAAGGTACTCTTTGCCTGTAGGACCCGTAAAGCCGGGGGGCATTTCGGAAGGTATCTGGTCGAAGCCCCCTGCCAATGCCGCAATACCGAGTCCCGCGCCCAGTGCAGGGCCATATTTGGCTAACATTCCCGGAGTTGCATCTTTAAAGGCTTGCATGGCTAATTCTTTAGACCCAGTGTCTGCCAACATATCGGTATATGCCTTTTTAGCCGCCCGTTCACCTGCGGCTTGTATTTCGTTTGGATTAAATGCCTTATTAAGGCTCCCAATGCGGGCGTCTAAACCCACACTACTGTCTGGAGTAAAGGTTGCTTTTAAGTTGTCTATAAATCCCGGAGCGGGAGTAAGCGCGGCAACTTTAGCAGCCTGTTGTTGGCCTGCAGCCATACCTTGTGGGCTAGTCATAAACGCAGGAGTGGTAGCTGCCTGTGCCATAGGCGCAGCTTGTGATGCGAGTACTGCCGTTTGTCTCTGAGCAGCGGCCATTGCTTCAGGGCTAGCCATAAACCCTACATTTGTGGGTGAAGTTAAACTTTCAATGCCCCTTTGAACATCTGGTCCAAAATCCACGGCAGCTTTAGCCGCATCACTTGCAGTTACACCCACGTCAGGAAGCGCGGATCTAATCGTATCTGACGTGGCTTCTCCAGCACCTGTAGCCGCAGTAGTGCCTGTAGTAGGGGTTTTGGCTGCACCTACAGCGCCAGTTACGCCTTTAACAGCACCTGCTGTTATGCCGCCAATGGCACCGGCTTTCAACGCAGTCTTCAGGTTACTACCACCCAGCAGCGCGGTTCCCGCTCCGCTGACAAAACCACTGATGCCTGCAGCAGCGATGCCGCCTTCTGCTGCGTTTAAAAAACTCGCCGCAGCAGGGCCTGCAAACATAAACAGTGCAGTGCCTATGACAAGTTTGCCAATTGTGCTAGAGGCAAAGGATTTAACCGCGTGGCCAACTTTTTTGAAAATGTCACCAAGCCACGAGAATTCAGGAAGACCCGTTCTAGGGTTGATCGTACCGCTGCCCCCGTGTTTACGTAACATCCGTGCTTCAGCGGGATTGATATGCGCCAACATCGTATCGCCATTACGACCAAAATGAGCCATCGCAGCAACCATTGGTTTGAGGGTTGCAATCCCACCTCTTGCCATGCCCGGGGCGGGCATTTCAGGGGCCTGTTGATCGGGTCTGTGGGTAAGGATCTCAGCAGCGGTCCGTGGTCCGGTGTTCGCGGCTGGTGCAGAAGTAGTATTTGCCCTAAGCTGGTCGATTGCCATATTGAGCGCACCGAAAAACAGTGCATCAAAGGTAGGCGGAAGTAAGTCTTCTGGGATGCCCTGTGCCAGATATTTGGCTCGGATAGCCGGGTAGTCATTTGGGGAGTCTAAAACAGACTCAACCAGCGTATTGAGCATGTCTAGCACTTCGGCTGGAAGTTCTAGCCCCTGCAGCTCAGACTTGAACTTGGCAACGGACGCGGGGTCTACCTCAGCGGCTGAATCCAGCAACTGGGAGTGCACGTCCTGCGGCGATACCTGCTTGCGCATCTGTTCGACAGCAGCCATTACACGCGGGTCATTTGCCGCTTGGGATGTTGCACCTTGGGGTAGGGCCATAATGCCCTGCATTGCGTCAGCCATGTTGTTACCTGTCCCGGATTAAAAGGAAAAAGGCCACATAGGGCCGCGTGCCTGAACGGCACGAAGATGGAGCGATTATCAATGATTCTATCAGTTTCTGTCTATCAAAAGCACGCTTACTGTGGCAACAACATCAGTCGTTGTCACCTTAATTTTTAACAAGTCCCCCGCTTCCAGCACGAGGACATTGGGATTACGGTCCCATCCGGCTGCAAAATCAGCATAACCCTTCCCCACAATGCTTTCTGCAGGGATTATTGTATGGGTTCCTGATCCGGCTGGGGATATCACCACTTCAACCGTTGTTGCGGCGGCATTGCTATTTGAAACCCATATTGATTTCACAACAGCGCTAGTTGCCGCAGGGACCGTGAAAACAGTCGTAGACGTGGCATTAACCAAAGGAACTAGATACCGCTTATAGAGGTTTGCCATTAATTCCCCATGAACCAAGTTTGTGCTTGGTCCTTATCTTCCGACACCACGGGCGTATACGTGCTGTTTAGCTGCAAAACAATCTGTTCCAGTGAGCGAACCAACTGGTTAAATTGTTCTGCGCTATAGTCGGTTGGATTGGCGTTAGGTAGTCGCACGTTAGTGATTTTGCTCATTTAAGACTCCCCAATGCAGCATCTCTAATCCTTTTCTAGCGGCAGCAGCTTCTTCTGCTGTCCCAAATACTTTGGAATAAAACTTTTTCTTTTGCACTGTTATCGCTGCGTAATAGCGTCCACCGTGGAATAAAACACCAGCGAAACCTGTCTTATTTAGCTTTGACATGCACTGGTTTCTAGCTTGCGCGGTAGGGCTTGCCCAGCGCACATTGTTAGGCTCGTAGTTACCCGTTGTGTCAATCCGGTCAAGGGTTTCAGTGCCTGACGGCTCACCAACAGCTATTGCGAAAGCGGCATAATCATGCCAAAGAGCATATACAGTAACCCCTTTACTCCCGTATCGCGCGTAGTCCTTATCTATGGGGTTATAACAACGCCGCATCATTGCCCGCCATGTGTTGTAGGAAGACTTATTCCACCCTCCGTGTTTAAAGTTTGGGGGGATGCATCCACAGGAAGTAGTATTACCTGTCACCAAACTCCCAGAAACTACAGTGGTTTTTTCTCCACAATCACAAGTACATAGCCACATAACTTGCTTGTGTACGTTAGTGCCGCTGCGCGCAATTACTACTAGTTTCCCAAACCGCTGCCCTACGCGATCTATAAATTTACCCATACTAAGCCCCTTAAGTAGAAGAGCCTTTAGTATACACCTTATTTTAGGATCGGTATACATGTCACCTCAAGCCATCAGGTTGAATGTCCACACGCATCGTACCAAAGCGCCACGTTGCGTACAGGTCATCACTCTCGATGCGGATTGATATCTGTCTACCGCGTGCACGAGTGTCCACTTTTTCAGTGGTAGGCGTGATTATGTAGGGGTCGAGGGAGCTATAACTGGCAGTGGCCTGTGGGTATTGGCGCAAGAATAAATGCACCAGTAGATCTCCGACTTGATTCCTAAAATCAGGGATAAAACGCTTCATATAGAGCATATTATCGCCATCGCCGATGTCGAAATACCCTGACTTGACGTATGCAATTATCGGCTCACCCGCAGCATCTGCCCCTGTTTCCTGACTGTAAACAATGGTTCGGCCTGCCGTTAGGCCGTAAATCGTACTAATCGTCGCAGCAGTGCTGGTCTGCAGGTATTTAGTAGCAACGGGGCGTGGGTACGTGTTCGAGTTTACCCATGCGGTACGGTCCATTGTGCCTGTAGACCATACATTTTCAAGGTAGTTAAACGTTACGCACAGGTCAATATAATCGGAATTCAATGAGCAGTACCAGAACGTTACTTCGTTGAATTGGCTATTAAGGCCCACAAAACACTTCGTACTCTGCACCTGATTCAAATTCTTAAATACAAAATCCTGCACAGTACACGCCAGCTTTTTAACCGTACCGTCAAATACGTAGAACGCGTCGGTGCCCATCCAGAAGGCGACGCCGTTTACGTCCACTGCTGCGTGAGGCCCGATACACCCGCAGTTGGCACCTAACTGCTGGAACCCAAACGTATAGGGCGGGCCGATATATTGCATACCGTGTAATGAGGTATCGGTAAATATCAGGATCTGGCCGCGTGAGCGTATGGCCGTAACGATGTGGTTACCGTCCGTGAGCCGTTGTCCACCCGCCGTGTTGGTGGCTGATTCAACAAAGTTTGTGATATCTTCTTGGTTTGAAAACCGTACAAACATGGGATCCTGTGTTGTAGGGTCCCCAATGGTGTCCTCAGTACCCAAACAAACCAAGTGGCGGTCGGGTGTCGAGACAAGGGCATAGGTATTTTTGGTAGGAGCACCACTGAGGACCGCAGCACGCGTGCCTGTACCAGAGACGATCTGCCAATAATAGATAGCACCATTAGCCAACTGGCATACGACATTTTCACCGTAGGTATCGAACTGCCAGACGCGTGAATACAGCGCAATACCACTGCCAGATGTACGTGGGGAACCCCACGTACCACTGCCCCATGGTCCGGTACCCCAGCCAAAATCAAAATAGCTGACAGGAAGCCCAATCGTGATTTGATAAGCACCAACCACGGATCCCCCACCATTACCACTATCCCCTGCAGTAGCATTTACAGGAGCGGTAATCGTGTAGGTATTGGCAGTAAGGATGGCCGTTATTTCATATTCGCTGTTTAAAACAGCGGCAGTAATGTTGCCGCCAAGGGATGCTGCACCGCTGTACGTGACAAAATCGCCTTTAATAGCGCCATGCGAGCTATCAGTGACTGTAATAGTAGCGGAACCCGTGGAGGCAGCAAAAGTGACGTCGCCTACGCCCGTTGTAGCTCGAATGGGAGTAATATCGTACCAAACCCCACCCGTTAGCACATACAGTTTGCGATTAGTGCCTGCAATAGCGTAAGGAATACCCACAAGGCTATTCCATGTAAAAATATCAGACGTTACCCCCACTAAATACTGAATAGGGGCAGTGAAATCTTCCCATCCTCCGATTTTCTCAGGCAGGGAATAACGAAAACGGATGTTATCCCCGTCAATCCAGCCACCTTCAGCACCGTATTCAGTGTTCTGCTTATCGATGCCGGGGGTAAGGGTGAGTTTGAAGTAGGCCATTACGTAATAGGGCCTCCAACCAGCCATGCGTTACACGTACGTTCGCCCATGGCCCGGAAGTGGAACAACTGACAATAGCCCAGATCAGCATTTTGAACAATTTTGGTTCTGGCATCAAATTCGGCAGTACCTTCTTCTGCTGCTTCCTCCCCCGGTTTCTCTGTCAATTCATCCTCATCCATTGTTTCGAGACCCTCAACGAGGCACGCTATCATGGCGGGGGTTTGCACAAACGCCGCGCAGTTGCAGCAACGCGAACTCTTGGCTTCTTCAACCGAGGAATCCCACACGCGGGCTTTGGCTTTCCAGAAATCAGTAGATGGCTGGTCCGGGTTCAGCGGACCGTAGTTGTATTCCCGTATCGCCATGTTGCTGTTGGTGCGGTTAAGGCCATTGTCCCGCAGTTCAACTGGACAAACCTTGATCAAGTCTGCCTTTGCGTATATTTTTTTAATTTCTTTGCCAATGGCGTCTTTTTGAACTTTCATGGGGAAGCAACTCCATTTTATCTGGCCATATTATTGCACACTATTGGCTTGGAAAGTTGCCGCCAACAGGGTCACTTGCCCCGACCGCAGCGCCAGTCCCGGAGTTTGTACCGGGCGGTACATGGTCACCAGTCCAAGGGCTTTCGTTGATGGGGCCAAAGCAATCTGACAGCGTCGCACCATTTACTTTCTTAGGTCGTTTGACGCACGGGAAAGACCACATATTGCTCATGCCGTTACCAGCTCCCACAGCCGTGGTGAATGTACGGACGGTCATTGGGGCCGGCTCCCATGTCGGGGATTGTGGGTAAGTGCTGGGGGTGCCAAACAGACTCCACACGGTATGGTCGCCTTTAGGCGGGGCGCAAGATCCGTTGGTGAGGTTAAAGTCGGCAACGCTTTCGCCTTTGATCACTGGGCAAACCGCGTG